CCAGTCTTCGCCAGTCTTCGCCAGTCTTCGCCAGTCTTCGCCAGTCTTCGCCAGTCTTCGCCAGTATCGCCCGTCTGTCTTCTCCTGTCCTGTTGCTACAAGACCGGTGAAGACCACAAAGGATACTAACGAAAGAGATACCAAGAGATAGACATAATGAGTTCGCCTGTTGTCGTTAATGACGATACTCAAATTATGATTGAGGAGCACGACGCCGGTTCGCTAGAGTTCTCGGCATATCATTACCACCACAATAGGGAACCTTACTATATCCTGTTTATCAAGAATAACGACAAGGTATATATTGAGAAGATTGACACGCATTCGCATAGGTGCAAGTATGTTAATGATGTAGTGATGCCTTTCGCTGTTATGGAGAGTAACGAAAAACTCAAAAAATACTATGATATGTCGGTTATGCTGAAGAATACCGGCAATAAGGTATATTACGATAAACTCGGTATGTATTCTAAGCGTTTGATACAGACTTACGATACTGACAGCGATAGCGACAGAGAGGATAGCGACGATGAATGCGGTAGCGGCGGCGACGCCAAAAAGAGAGAGAAGAAGCCTAAGCGAACAAACAGGAACTGGGCTATCTGTTGCGATAAAATCTGGAAGAATATGCGCGTATCACCTAATAATCACACTCTAAACTGCTATTATAATATCAATCCTTACACAAATGAATATAAGGTGGATACTGAGAAAAAGATAAGCTGTTTTCTCACACACTTTAATAATTTCACAAAATATAACTCTATACCCTCTGCGATTGAGAAAGAGATTGTTGCGAATTACAACGATGTCCCTCAATTAACTAGAGATAATGTGCGATTATAAGAAATGCCGCTCAGACAACCTTAGAGGTGCGTTATTCTTAAGTAATTGTAGAGGTGGATTAACGATAGGTAGGTCGCTCTTGTTGGGTTTTATGCTGTAGTCATAGACTTCGTCGGGTTTGTTAGAGTGGTTCTCTTTGCCTCGTAATGTGGAGTTATAGACTTCTTCTAACTCAGGGTCGCAATTGTCATTACTAGGACTTCCTAGTGTATTGTTATTGACATTCGGGTTATCGTTGAGTATATCTATGTTATCTATGTTGTATGTATATATATTTTTGTTATCTGTGTTATCTGTTTTTTTATGTTCTGTGGATACTTGGCTATTATTGCTATGCCTAGGATGCTGCGAAGCCTGCGAAGCCTGCGAAGCCTGCGAAGCCTGCGAATGCCTAGGATACTGTGGATGTAGATATTGCGAAGCCTGCTGAGCCTGTAAGTTATAATAGTAGATTACTAATAACAATCCTATAAATATAAAAAATACAAAATAATATCCCTCGTAATTCATAATTCTTTTTACTATATTACTATATTATAATCTATATAATATCTTTAGTCTTCCTCTACAAACCTCAGTTTCTTTTTAAAGTCGGCGTCGTCAGCGTTATCATCATCATTTGTTTCCACGGCAGCGCTAGCGGCAACGCTTTCTTCGCTTTCTATCTCTTGGTTATCTACATAATATGATACTCGGTATTTGTTGTTATTATAGAACTTTAGGCGTGCCGCGCCTTTTCTCTTGAATATTGAGAAGTCGTCTAGTATGTCAATACATAGCGGGATGTATTTTCGCTTCTCTGGCGGTTCTCTAAGAATACGCCCTATAGATTGCTGAATGTCTGATATGGGGCTAGCAAATATAATAGTATTTAAGGACGGGACATTAAATCCCTCCGCAGCCAATTGATATGTCGCTAGAATTATCTGTTTTTCAGCGGATATGGCTAGGTCAGCCTGCTTCATACCACCCACATAATATCCGTATCCGGCAGCAGTAGCATCGCCTGTGCCTGCGCATATCTTATACTCCACTATAAACTTCTCTATGTCTTTCAGTTGATTACGGCGTTCGCTCAATATAAGGATACGCCTATTAGGCTCCTTGCTTAGAATATCCATAAGCAACGAGATGATAAATTGTGTGCGAGGCATAAACGAGCAAACATTATTTATCATTCCGGCGCCATTCTCTTTGCCGTTCCACATAAGTTTCACAGTAGAGTAATCTATATGGGTTTCAAAGTATTTATGGATTTGGACTTTCACATCACAGAACTCCTTATTCTTAAGTGTATATACGGATTTGCCTATATAATATTCAAAGACCTTGCGCATACCGTCTTTGCGGTTCAGGGTAGCTGATAACCCAAGAATGACAGGATTATTCAGTTTTCTAAATGCCTTACAGAATACTTGCGCCCCTGTATGATGGACTTCGTCAATAATAACAAACCCTATGTCGTCAAAGATGCTCTCGTCATAGTCTCGCATCGCAAGAGATTGTAGCGAAGCGACTATAAAGTCCTTCCCTGCGACATCTACCTTTTTCTGCTTAATTATACCAACTTTTGCGTCGGGCGCAAACTGTGCGACGGTATCTGTGAATTGCTGGTTGAGAAAATCCTTATGACTTATGAATATCGTCTTCTTTTTTAAGGCGCACGCTATATATAGGCTCATAATTGTTTTACCAAAACCGCAAGGAACCGATATGATACCGCCCATTTTTTGTGGGTCGTTAGCGGCTTTTAAGAAGTTGGCGATAGGCTCCTGTTGCGCTTCTCTAAGACTGCCTATAAATTTAACATCAATATCGGCGCCTCCTGTTAATTTACAAAGCGTCGGCGCTCCGTATTTTTGGAAACCATAGTATCTCGGTATGTATATTCGCTTGTCATTCTCGTTATATAAATAGAAGGTTAAGTCTTCGGTGGAATTAGAGGCGCCCTTGCCTCCCTTGCCGCCCATATCAAAATTAACTCTAGGAACCATCGTCAAATCCTTTTTTATATTATCTAGTTCTTTTTCACTCAAAGCCGACTTTAATATACCATAGCCGTTTCTTGACAATATAGAATACATTCTTTAATTATATGAATTAGAAGAATATATAAATGATTGTCATTTTTTTATATGGATTATAGTATAGTAAGTAGTATAGTATTATGTATATTATAAATTCGTTTAGAGCCTTAGCCGTAATCCTATTGGCGACTATATTGATTATTAAAGAGGTGCCTTTTAAAGCTCTGTTTAAAGATGCGATGATACAGTTCTACTTGGCGTTAGCCTGTATGCTATTTCTACTACTCGTTGATAATATCTTCGGGTTCATATTATCCATCTGCCTATTATCGCTATACTTTAGAATATATACTAGCGAACTCAAAAATAAAAAGGTATCTGGTGAAGGTAGCGGTGACGAATGTAAATGCGACGGCAACGGTAGCAGCGGCAGCGGCAACAGCGGCAGCAAAGAGAACTGTTCGTGTAGCGGCAGCGGCGGCAGCAGCGGCAGCATAGCTGATAGCAAATGTTCTGGCGATAAATGCGAATTAAATATGGCGCATCTTGATACCAATAAACACGCTAAGTTAGCGGGAGCAGCGGGAGCAGCGGGAGCCGCACAAGATACGCAAATGATGACATTAAATAGCGCTACAGGTGAGACACTAGTGCCTTATATAACAGAAGAGAACCTTCTAGCCGCGCAATCAAATATCGTTAATCCTGTAGAATATAATAAGGAGTTGAATGATGTAGATAAGAGCGTGTATGGCTCGCAAGGATTGGACACTAAGAATATACATATTAGAGGCTATGATACAAGTAGTGAACACTTGGGAACTCTAACATTTGCTATTGTATAGGACTTAGGACAAATTAAAAATATAGATTATTATTAAGAGATTATTAGATTTTTTAATAATGTACGAACCCTTCGTTTCGAATACTGAGAATGATAAAATAGTAGAGCAAATATTCACTATTCTAGGATACTCCACGCTTACGCTTGTGGTATGTGGCGCTTTATTGTGGGCGTATTATACTACCGATAAAAACCAGTATTTATTTATATCTGTATTCTCGCTGTTTGTGCTTTTCTACGCTATCATCATCATAGCAATTGTAGTAATAAATAAGAGCAACTACGATGCTATATCCTACGCCATCCTATTTGGTATCACAATATTCGTAATATTCACCACATTCTTTGTATGTGTCTTTTTCCTTCTTAAAAACTTTAACTTAATATCTTCAGGGACGGCTAGCACCGGTATTGCTAGAACAAATATAGATGGTATGGGTAATAATGCTGGTAATGCTGGTAATGTAGCTAATGGGGATTATAGGAGATACTAGGCACCGTCTAGATATACTCAAAGAATGACAAAACATAGATTATAGAGAATAGCGAAGCGGATTTTATATATATATCAAAGTTATTTAAATTGTCCTGTAAATAATCGGGCATCTTCTCATACACTGTATTAATAATACCAGAATGATATATGATAACCGCTAATATCACCAATATTAAACTCTTTTTTGCTACCTCCGTATCTAAATACGAAGATATGTTGTCATACTTACTATATCCATATGGAGATGAAGGATATGAAGGATAATGCGGCGACATCGGCGGATGCTGCGGAGCGTGCGACTGCTGCGGAGAGTGCGACTGCTGCTGCGGCGACAGGGGAATATAAGGGGGTTGCTGAGCTTGCGGTGTTCTAGGTTGTTTAGATAACATTAGTTCTTCTTGGAATTCATTAAGAACATCTTGGACGATTGGGTCGTTAATGTCGTTAGCATCGCTAGCCCCACCCGTTCCCTGTTGCGTTTTCATAGGTAATGTGCTTATAGGCGTTGACATTTTCTGTTATAATTCTATCTATTGATATATAATATTTTCAATATTTAGCATATTACGCGATATATCTTTGCTCGTTTCTTTATATGCTTTTTCATCTCCTTAAGTAGCGAAGGCTCGCTCAAAGAAACTAGGGGCGCTCAATAGATTATCAGGGGCTATATTGATATCATAGGGTTCTAAGGGCTTGTTAATGTCTAATGGATTACATTTAACAGGGTAGGACTTATACTTATAGCAAGTATTCTCTAGATTAAAAACCTTACCTTCAATATCGCTGATATTAGGCGCAGAATATAGCACACAGTTATCTTTACAAATGCGCCTAAAAAGCAGCGCTAGCGCTAGTCCAAATAGCGCACTAACTATTATTTGTCCTGTCTCGTCATAAAACATCCTGTCTATAGTAATTCTTAATCCCGATGCGTCCTTAGCCTTTTTACTCATTCTAATCTATAAAAATTAAAAAAATAATTGATAACCATCTCCTTATATAATAGGCTGTGTTAGGGATGCTCCGGTACATTTAACCTCCTCTGCGTTAAACTTATAGCATAATTGGTTATGGTCTCTATATACTATTTTATTTGCGTTATAAGGCGTGGGATATTTTATGATATTCCTGATAGGTGGAGACGAAATATATACATACATAACTCCTAATAAAAAGGCTATTATAAAACTGAACCAGTTAATCCTAAATGTCCTGTTGTCTTGCGTGGTTTTAACCATAATAATAACCTCTATTTATTTATCTATTTTATAATTTTATTATGGCGCCTTAGGCTTCTTATAAGATGGGTCTTTAATACATCTATTTGTTTTAGGATTTAGTATTTTACCTTCAGGACATTCTTTTTCTTTCGGGGCGGCTTTAGGCTCCTTAGGCTCTTTAGGCTCTTTAGGCTCTTTAGGCTCTTTAGGCTCTTTAGGCTCCTTAGGCTCTTTAGGCTCTTTAGGCTCTTTAGGCTCTTTAGGCTTCTTATAAGACGGGTCTTTCACACATCTCTTAGTTTTTGGATTTAGTATTTTACCTTCAGGACATACATTTGCTGCGTTAGCGTTTTTCTTATCATCCTTAATGACCCTTTCGCGCTCATTTAAGTTTATATGGGCGTATGTGTATATTTCAGGGACATTAGATGCGTCGTATTTGTAATTTAGATATTCATATAAAGCATCTAGCGTCCCAGCCTCCCTATATATATTATAGAGTTCTTCTTTCTTTCCTAAGAACAACTCATATTCATAATTGTTCCTTTCCCTAGGGTTCTTATATAACTCATCGTATTTCATTATCTTTTGCTCTATAACATTACTTTCATCGCTCTTGTATTTGTTATAATCGCCAACCTGCTTTTTAATTATATTTAACTTAGCAGGCTCAGTATCTTTGCTATACATATTGATATTTAAGATACTTTTTTCTATATCTTTTAATATTTCCATTTACTAATATGGCGGATAAAAAATACTAACAAATTAATATGACAGGATGTCTTCAAACATACCCTTATAAAATGTTTGAAGGCTTTCTGCGGGTTTTAACTGTTCCTCATAAACGCTGCGCGGTATATACTTAATAACCACCTTATCTTTTTTACATACCGATTTATTATTATAATAGCCTTGTATAATCATTAAAGAGCCTATAAATAATAAAAAGATTGCTATTGGTTTCATCTCTTAATATAAAGAAATAAGAAAAAAATAAGAGTATTACGAAGACGCTAGTTTTGCGATTATTTATTCAAGCCCTAGTTTTTGAGAACTCCAGCCATCAACCTTCTCAATACTGTCTTTAAGTTCCGTTAATTCAACTGTTTCAGGTTCATCAGTCGCTGTAGCCATAGCATCTTCTATGGATGCTCCGGCTGTGCTCTCAGTAATAGATACAATCTCATTAGCAGCCGCTCCCGCTCCGCCGCTAGCAAACATAGAAGACTTCCTATTGTCAAAGATAACATCCTTGTCAGTCATATTCTTCTTATACTCTTTCATTAGGGTATTGAGTTGCGTCTCAGCGTATTCTTGGTTCTCCAAGCAATCAGGATTAGGCGACCAAGGACACCAGCAACCTACCTGAGCGATATAGATGTTGAACTTGTTGTCAATCTTCTTGACAAACTCGCTACGGTTCTTTGCCTCCTCAATCGTATCAAACACGCCTCTTACCTTAATGCCTCTAATGGATGTGGTGAAGTTATTATCACGGTGATAAGATGTCTCCAGTTCTTGGTTATTCACCGACTTATAAAACCCGTATTGCTCGCTCATATCCTTCGGGTTAAAGATAAAGGCATTATTCTCTTTCACCGAGTCAACAAAATCTTTAGAGTCACTATACTTTGCCGAAATACCATCAAGAAGTTTTGTCATATCCTCGCTAAATTTAGTAATAAACTTGCTAAACATATAAGCTTCCTTATTCACTAGGACATCCTCGGGGCTGATAAATGATAGCAGCACGAAATTTTGCCCCCTGATAGGCTTGTCCTCATCTAGATAATCTACTTCTTTCACGCTAGTAATGGTAGTAGCTGAAGCGGCTGAAGTAGCTGAAGCGGAGGCAAGTTCTTCTACGGACATTTTATAATATATCTTTTTCTAAATAGTATATATATTATAAATCTTATATATATTTTGTTATATATATATTAGTATAACATACAAGTCCAGCCATAAAGAAGATGGAATATTCTGTGGATTTCTGGGATGTTGTTGTAAGACTTCTTAAATATTCATTCGAGGGTCTCATCGTCGCCTTCGTAGCCCTCATATTACCTAATAACAAATTGGATTGGAGCGAAATATTTATGCTGGCTTTAACCGCTGCTTGTACCTTCTCCGTCCTTGACTTGCTATCTCCAGCAGTTTCAGCAGGTGCCCGTCAAGGTGTAGGGCTAGGCGCTGGCTTCAGGATGGTAGGTTTCCCTAACGGAATTTAGGGATAGCCGTAGCTGCCTTGCCGAGATATTTATAACGAAGGTCTTGAAGGTAGCGAGTTATTTATAACGAAGGTCTTGAAGGTAGCGAGTTATTTATAACGAAGGTATAATCTCGTAATTAAGTTCTATACATATTTTTTTCCATATTTGGTCTTGTACATATAGTTTCTCTCTGCTTTTTAATAAAGGGAAATACTTGAGATATTCATTTAGCCCCAATATTTGAAAGAACTTATACAAAACATAACTATAAGACAAGAAGTTCTTCCTGTCCTTCGGGCAGTGTTTCAAGAATGGCGCTTGTATATTTCTAAACATATTACATAACTTATCCTCCAGTTCTTGGCTAAATTGCGGAGTGGGTATCCCGTTAATCCGGTTAATAATATAATTGATATGCTCGTAATACTTGTTAATCCTCAGCCGCTTGAGAATGTCCCTCATCTTGTTATATGTTATTGTCTTAGTATCCATAATTTTCTCCTTCTTTATCTCTGTTAAAATCTTCTCAAATATTTCGTCAGGAATATCCGTGCTCTCTTTCCCCTGAACCTGATTACACCATTCCCTAAAATGATTAATACGCTTATAACTAAAATGCGAGGTATCCTTGGTATTCTGCTTTAATATAGGTCTGTTCTGCTCGACTAGCAGCAACTCTTGATACCCGCAAATATTACAAATAATTATAGCATCGTGCTGTAGACAAGTCATCTGGTTCTTACAATTCTTACATATTTCTATGTCCTCCTCCTCCACATTCCTAACATACTTTTTGTTTATTATAGACATATACTTATCCACTAGCGAACTCTTATCTATCACATTCTCTTTAACGCTATTTGTATTACTATTAAGGCACGATGGATTATGTCTAATGACGCCTAGTGAGCCGCCGCTCCCGCCGTTCTCGCCGCTCCCGCCGCTAACACAGCCTAAATTATTTTCGCTGCTTAAATTATTAAGGGCATCTAGAACATTTATTGTAGTCGCTGAAACAGACGACCTCTTCTTTTTAGAATCGTTCTTGTAAATCTTCGGTTGCCTACTCAGCAATTCGCTAGAAGATATACAGACACCGTTAGATATAGAGGCGTGAGTATTGCTGATGTTAGACTGTTTCTCCACCGTATCGTAATACTGAAATAAAATATAACTGGTGTTCTTGTAATACTCAACTTCGTTATACGAGTCTAACTCCTTAATATTGTTTTTAAGTTCTATAATTTTCTCCCTAATAATAATATTGCTAGTCCATAGATTATTCACATATTCCTTGTCGGCAGCAGCGGTAGCGGCGGCGTTCCTATAAACCCCGATATTATCCATAATGAGGTTAGATTGTGCCTCTAAATCCAGCAATAATATCCTGTAGTTCTCTTTGTCCTTGTTGGTAAGTTCAAACTTCTTTATAATATTGTTGTGCATCGCATCCAAAGTGAATACCTCATTATTGTCAGTAACATACTTTTTTTTAGACGATTTCTCTTTAAACATCGTATATAATAGAATAATTAATATTAATTTTTATATAATAAAATAATATGTATTAATACACATAATACATATAGATAGATTTAATTCATATTTTTTTCTCCTCTAATAGTATAAAGAATATAGCGTAAATGGGTGGTGGTCTTCTTCAATTAGTAGCTTACGGAGCA